GGCTTGGCGCAGTGCTTGCGCGGTCTTGCGCGCTGTCGAGGTCTCACCAATAGCTGCGATCTGGTCCTTGAGCGAGTCGACCACACCGTCGATAGCCTCGCGCTCTTGGTCGATCTTGCTCGCTGCCGACGACCCGCCGCCTGTGCCGTCCCCGATATCTTCCAGCGCCGCATTCATCGCCTCTGCTTCGGCGGTCGCGCCTTCAGTAGCAGTCTCGCTTTCTGCCATTGCGTCCCGCAGTGCCTGCACACTTTCCAGAGGCGCAGAAAAACCATCTTTTGCGGCACTCGCTGCGGCTGTAGATTCCGCTGCTAATTTCTCGGCTGCGACTTGGGCTAACCCGAGTTCTTGGGTTATGACTGCGCTTGCGCCTTGCAGGCTTGTTCCGAATAGGCTGTTGAGGCCGTCGGCAACTGTCCAAGTAAACTCTACAAACGCGCCCGCCATTTTGCGAATAGCGCCGATAAAGAATGCTTGAGCGCTGGCGGACATTGCGGCGATAGATTCCGCTACAAAATCAACGCCAAGCCCGATGCGATCCCATACCTCAAGCGCAACGTCTTTTAGAATGCCAAGCGCCTCGCCAAACCCACCAGCCGCTTTGACCAGCCGCCCGAACATTGCGACCAGATACCCCGCCCCGACAATCAACGCGCCGATGCCCGTTGTTACGAGCGCGGTCTTGAGTATTCCCAGCGCGCCCGCAAAAGTAAGCGTGGCAATCTTGGAAAGTGCCAGCGCTCCCACATATTTAACGCCAAAAGCCGTGACGGCAACACCAAGGGTCGCCCCTACAACATCAAGGTTTTCAGCCATCAAAAGGATTGCCCGCGCAAACGATTCACTACCGCCAACCATGGAATCGAGCGACCCAAGTGAAAGCGTCATTTGATCGCGGAAAACCTGCATCGCGCCTGATATTGTGGGGATCGTATTCGCAAACGCATCTTCCAGCGCGTCAGATTGCGAAAGAACCGCTTCAAAGAATTCCCGGCTGGAAATTTCCCCCGCGATAACCATATTGCGCAGTTGACCGACAGATCCCGCAGCACCTTCAATGGCATTCGCCGCCGCTTGCGCAATCGGGAATGCACCCTCAAGGATGCTGTTGAATTCCTCGGCCCGGACAATGCCGCCGCTCATGGCTTGGGATAGCTGCAACAGTGCGCCCGATGCCGCAGCCCCGCCGCCGCCAACTTGAGCAAGTGCCAGTCCAACGTTTTCGGTAAACCGCAGCACCTCAGACGATGACGCGCCAAGGTCACGGCCCGCAATACTGATACGCTGGTACAGTTGCGCGGTGGCTTCAAGTGGCGCACGGGTCCGGGCTGCAATATCTCCAATCTGTTCAAGCGCAGCCGTCGCCTCAATGCCGGACATTCCTATTGCCCGCAGTGAGTTTGTCATAACAGTATATTGCTGGGTGCCGCGAAACGCACTGGCCAGAGCCGCAGCAGCCGAAACAGCAAGGCCTAGACCTGCGGCCATTCTGATCGCGCCGCGCGCCATGCTGCCAAACGAACCCGTGGCTTGCTTTGCAGACTTACCAGCCCGGTCACCTGCCCCGGCGAACTTGTCCAGATCACCGGTGGCCTGCCGAACGGGGCGGCTGTCAACCCCGAGGCCAACCATTGCCATATCATCCATGCGGATTACTCCCGGAACGGCTGGGGTGTGTTTTTGCCATTCGACTCGAACAATTCACTGGCGTAAACCCCGCTCATTTTTTGCAGCCATTGCGCTTCGTCGCCTTCAAACCGCAGCCCTACATTTGCGGCCCACGCCTGAATTTCTAAATGGGACAGGGCCACCGACCCCATCCCGCCCTGCATGACCGGCCCGACATCCATCAGCCATTCCGCAAGATAAGCACGAAATGGAAGTTCAGGAAAGTCCGGTTCTTCATTTGCCCGCTCCAAAAAACTCCAACGCGTCTGCTTTATGTCCTGCGGCTGCGCGCATAACCACGCGTGTTGTCGCGCCCAGAGGCAAAGCGCATCTAGGCTTGTGCGAAAAAATTGGCACGGTCCTTCAAGAATTCTGTCACTTCTTCAAGGATCGACGGATACTTGCGATAGATCGCAAGCGCCGCTTCTTCCGAAAACTCCACGGGCTTGCCGTCAAGGCTTAGGTTTTCCCAGCCGATTGTCTGATCAACGGCAGCTTGAACAGTCCCCTCCTGACCTTCGTCGACCAGCGCACCAAGTTGCGCCTCGGTCATTTTGGCGAAGTCCATCTTGCCGCCGCGCCGCTTCAGGATGCTGGTTGCGCGCTTGCGCTCCTTGGCCTTTGCCGCCGGCGCGTCCATGCCGATCAATTTCACCCGCATAGGCTTGGACAAGTCGGAAGTGCCGTCCTTGCCTGTGACGTATGCCGGCGCGTCTGTGCGAAGGTTGGTCAGGTGCAGCCAAGCGCCCGCCTCTGCCGCTGATACTGAGTCGAAACAATCCATGGTTTATATCCTTCGGTTTAGGTTAAATTCGGGGGGTGCGGTTAACCACGCCTCACCCCCCTAGCCTGCCGGAGTTGCAGGATTACGGTGCGGCGACCTCAACGTCGGCGCGCGTGAACTCGATATTGCAGCTTGCCATGTTGACCGACCCGACCGACTGGCCGCGCGGGAATGACATGACTTTGCCCATGATATAACGGATTGTGCCGTCGCTGCGCGTCTCGCGGAAGCTGATTTCGTCCTTGGACGCCAGCGCAGCAAGCAAGATGGCCTGACCAGCGTCGGAGGAGTCATAGCCGAGCGGGATAGTGATCGAACCATAGTTCAGTTCGCCGTGGAATTTGTTCACGATGCCAGTCTTGAGCGGCGTAAACGTGACCGCAGAATAAGCCGCGCCGAATTCTGGTACTTCGGATGCTTCACCCACTTCGGTCCACGTCAGCGCGGCATATCCGGATGCGTCAAAGGTTGCTGGGGTAGCTGCCGAGACGGACAGAAACCCGCCGATGCCTTCAGTAAGTGCCATGATATTTTCCTTTCATGAGCGTGGATAGGCGGGATGCCTATTTCAGGACCGGGACAAGACCCGATGTAAACTCGACCAGAACTTCACCACCTGCTTCGGTAGCGTCGGCCACCGTGCCGGAATATGTGACGCCATTAGGCATTGCGAATTGCATGACCGCGCCTTTCTCTGGCACGTCGCCCTTGTAAATCATTGCAGGCGTGCTACCAGTCGGTGTTGGCATTGTAACGATGTACGCGCCTGTGATCGGCCCAGCCTTTGCGCGGTGTGTTTTCTTGTCCATATTTAAGGTGTCCTTTGAAAGATTGCGCGGCAGCGGATCGACACGTTCTTGCGAAAGTATGCGCCGTCGATTGCGCCCGGCTGTGGGTCGCCCATATCTGTCACCTGAATTTGGCCGTCTCCGGCGGATAGTATCAGGTCAATGGGGAATTGGTCAATGATGCGCTGCGCTTGGTCGTCGGCTTCATCCTCGAACGTGCCCTCTTGCACAAAGACCGCCACAAACAGCCGAACGACCATCCGGCTTGATTTGGACAGGCCGAAACGCTCAGGCGGCGTGGTGGTAAAATACGCCAACCAATAAGGCGGATCCGGCGTGACGTATTGCAGCGACGGCGTATCATAAACACCCGGCGCGTTTTCACCCCATACAATCGGCGGGGCGGACGGCGTGGCGGCAAGGCGCGTGCGCAGGGCTGTTTTAATGTCTTTGTGGTTCATCTGACCCGCGCCTTTGCTTTCGCCGTGGACGCCCGCACGATAGCGGTCCATTGATCGACGGCGCCCTCGACAAAGTGCGCGCCGGGGCGGCCTCGGTTGCCATTGTTGACTGCCGCCGCATATTCTGCCGTCCAAGTAAATGTTGCCACGTCGCCGCCTTTCATTTGTGGAGCAACCAGAATGTGCGACGCCTCGCCCTCAGCGAACGCCCCGCCAGCGATTGACGATTGAAGGCTGCCCCTCAGAGTGTTTGTGATGACAGGCATTCGGCCACCCTTGTCCCGTGAAACTTGCGCCACGGCCACGACGGATTGCGTTGCGTCCTTCAGCACGGCGTCAATTCGGCGCTCGGTCTTTTTGGTCCACTGGTCCAGCGTGGCAAAAGTGTATCGGGCCATCAGGTCAACCTCGCGAAGAAGTCAATTCTTACGTCAGAATAGCATCGACAATTTACGGTTTCCCCAGCAGGTGCCCCGAGGCTCGTGTCGCCGGGATACATCATTTGAAAACCGCCAACCGTGAACGGCACGCCCTGCGCCGCTACCTGCCCGTCTGCCGTTGCGTGTGTTTCGCGCGTCTTGCCGTCGCCCGTGGAATCCCACGCCCTCACGACATCCTCAGCCCGCACATCGTTGTTCGGGTTTTCGATCAGTTGGTCCAGCGCCTCTTGCCGCCCGGCGTTCAATGCCTTGAGCGTTTCGGTGCGGGCGATTGTTTCGCCGCGCAACGCAAGCAGCCGATCCGAATAGCGCCCGGCCATGCGGTCAATGTCGGCCTGCCCGACAGGCTTGCCGTCAGCAATGGCTCGGCGCACGATCCCGTCAAAGCGTTTGTCGCGCCGCGTGCGCGTAAAATAGTTTGCCATGCGGTCGGGGTCGGTCAGTTCACCACGCATTGATTGGACATACTCCGCCTGCGTGCTGTGCAGCCCCACCAGACCGCCTTGTCGCTTGCCGTTGACCACGCGCCCGCCAATGTCCAGAGCGGTGCGCAGCGGCCCGTCACCAGCCTCAAGCCCGCCCCGGATCGTCTGGGCAATCATCACGGGCGTGTCGTCCACCACCTCAGTCACCAGCTTCGATCCAAGTTCCAGCGCAATCCGCTCGGCCCGCTCATTCCGCCCCCCGAACGGATTGCACAATCCGGCTGGCAATCGGCGCGCGGCGGGTGGCGTGCTGAAACGCGCCC